GTCGAGAGAGACAGCAGAAAGAGGACGCTACCCTGACATTGAGAGATTCAACAGGTCACTTTCAAGGGTCTATAAGAAACGCCTTCTGGTCGCCCAAGAAGTCTTTACAGAAGAAAGACTAATTAAAACACTAGGAAGGGGGAACAAGGTCAAGATTACCAAGTTCAAGGCTTCTGATTTGAGAGGCAACACCGATGTTCGACTTGAGTTGGATTCCGGTTTGATTCAGACCAAATCCGGTCAATCACAGATGTTTCTTCAGATGATTCAAAACGGCTTCTTTGAGGAAGGTAAAATCAGTCCATCTATCCGTCAGGAAATCTTACAGAGAATGGGTATGTCCACCTTCACAGATGAAGTCAACAACGATGTGGAACGTGCGGAGATGGAGAATGTTTCAGTGTCTTCCGGTGAATTAAAAGTAATGCTTGCTGAACCGAACCCCGAAACCGGAGAGGACGAAGTTCTGAACTTAGACCCGTTGTTCAAATATGACAACCATCCTGCTCATTTTGAAACCCACAGAAAATATATCATTTCACCCGAATTTGCGGAACTGCCGGAACAGTATCAGCAAGTCCTTATCTCCCATGCTGATTTGCACCAGAAGATGATTTCCGACAAACCTGTGGATATTAGAGAATACGTCCAGATTGACAAGATACTCCTGCCGGGTGTGTTGAAGGAAAGCGAGAGGGCGCAGGTGGTCGAGAAATATCTAGGCATTACGCCGGGTGACGAACCCATTGTCGGAATACCGGATGCGGACACCTTCATCAAGACCAAGCAGAAAATCGCGTCCGAGGAACAGAGAAACTCCTTGAAGGACAAGGAAATAAGAGCAGACCTTTTAAAAACAGGAATGACCAATGCCGTATCACTTGAAGCGAGTAAAAGGCGGGGAGAAGGTGGTAAGCCCCAACAGAGAGTTCAGTAAGAAACCCTTGTCCCACAAAGATGCCGTGGCGCAGTTGAGGGCGATACTTATCAACACGAAGGGCAAATAATGGAGAAACTGCAACGACTTATACTCTTATTGCAGGGATACGTAACAAAGAAGTGGTTTGGTCAAATCGTTATTAGTTTTGAAGGCGGGAACATAGTAAATCTAAAGGTGACAGAGAACATAAAGCTCTAAACATAAAGCTATCGAGAAAATCGAGGCGGTTTTGATTCGCAAATAGCGAATTGAGCCGCCTCTTTTTATTTGC